AAAGACACTTGGAAAATAATAATGGCAGTGGACGTACAGGGTGACCATTTTTGGTATGAGGTTCGTTGTTTGCTTTATGGTGTCTCTTATCACGTCCTACAGTATGGCAGGGCTGAAACATGGGAAGACATAGAAAACATCATGCGTGACCAGTATTACGATGTCAATGAAAGAGCCTACCAAGTTACAGTCTGTGCAATAGATAGTGGATACCGAACCGATGAAGTCTATGAATTTTGTATGGAAAATGAAGACATGTGTATACCTATCAAAGGTAAAACCACCATGGAAGCACGTTATCAAATCTCTACCCAAGAGAGAGAAACGTACAACATTAGACTCTATACCATTAACCCAAATAACTTTAAAGACATTTACGATGGTAAATTAAAAAGAAGTTTAGTACTGATAGAAAAAAGAGAGTTGTCCCAAAAAAATGTCATAACGTTCCATGCTCAATCAGATGCAACGCTCTATGAACAGCTCACATCAGAATACAGAATCACTATTAAAAACCGTGGTATAGAAAAGTTTGATTGGAAACGGTACAAAAAAGACAACCACCTCTTCGACTGTGCTACCTACAACACCTTTTTAGCAGAATTCCTGCACCATAGACAGCAAAAGAGACCGACAGAGATTACGAAAGCAACACTAAAGCTTAAAGGTTCTAAGGGTACTGGTAAAAGTAGAGGTAGAGGTCAAGGGCGTATTGATAGGAGTCATTTGGATAATTATTAATATGGTGTTGTTGATTTTGAATCAAAGTAGATGCAGGAATGAGTGATACTTGGGTCATGAAAAACATCGGTATGGATGCTGATGAACTTTAAATCTTCTATATATATATAAAATCTTCTATATATTAAAAATCTCTCTCTTAACTTAAATTTTAAAAACTGTTAAAGTTTGAAATAATTTAAGAGAGGAGAGCTTTTGAAAACTTTAGGTGAAGAGTTAAAATTTGTAAAAAAACAACTAGAAAAAGCTTTAATGGCTTCCTCTCGCGAAATCAATAACCATAAAGTACAGCAAGAAGTAAAAGAGCTTAGAGCAGAACGTGACGAACTTGTAGAAAAAATAGAACAATACGGTAGCAATCACATCGAAGGTGCTAATACCTCTGCAAAACAAGTTAATAGGAAATCACGTGTCATTATTTCCTACTAAAAAACTCATAACCTCGGCACGTGACTACATCCACAGAGCCACAGCACCAACCCAAATCAAAAGAAACTTTTATGAAGGGGGTAAACGTAATGGCTCTTCTAATCTCTTTACAGGACTTCAACCCTTTGAGAACACAGCAGGTCATGCACGTGATGTGCTTAGAGCAAGAGCTAGATACTTGCACGAAAACAATGGCATAGTATCAGGCATAGACAGCTCTATAAAAGTAAACTCCATAGGAAACGGCTTAAAGTTTCAGTCAAAAACAGGTGATGCCAACTTAGACAATGCCATTGAAAAGCTTTGGGGTAAATGGACAGAAGCATGGAACTGTGACTATACTCAACGTGAAAATTTTAATGACATGCAAAAAACAATCCTTGGTGCAAGAATGACCGATGGCGAAATACTTATTAACAAAGTTGTAACTAGAGACAAAAAACACCCTTTAAAGCTTCAACTTATAGAAGTAGACAGGTTTTCAGCTGTACAAAGTAAATACACACCCAAACAAAACTTTTTTGTTGATGGCATAGAGCTTGGAACACGTGGTGAACCAAAGTACTTTAACATTACCGAGGCTTGGTTCACGATTAAACGTGTCCCTGCTAAGAATATTATCCACTTCTACAAACGAGACAATCGACCAAGTCAGTATCGTGGTATTAGCGAGTACAAGCAAACCATTGTAGATTTGCGTAACTTCGCTAAGTACACACAGTTAACAGTAGAGGGTGCCAGTGCTAGAGCCTCTTTGGCTTATGCTGTAGAGACAGAAAATCTTAACTCTCACCAAACTTTTAGAGAAAACGCTGATGCTAATGAGCCTATAGAGTTTATTAATGATGCGTTTGTCTATTACCTAAACAAAGGTGAAAAGATGCACCAGCTGGACGGTGCAAAGTCTACTGGAGAGTTTGGAGAGTTCATTAAAGCAACCATTAGACTCATAGCCGTTGGTCGTAAAATCTCGTATGAATTAGCTTTTAGAGACTATTCGCAAGTGAATTTTTCATCTGCTAGAGCTTCTATCTTACAAGATCATAAAAAGTTTGATGAAGAGCAGATACTTATGGCTCGTTATGTGCTTACACCCATCTTTAAAGCATGGTTGGAAGCCAATGTCTTAGCCGGTAATTTACCTATTTCACCCTTTATGTTTTATCAGAATCAAGACTATTTTGAGCAACCAAGATGGATAGCCCCTAAAAGGGAGTGGGTTAACCCTCTTCAAGATATTAAAGCAATAGAAAAAGAGTTAGCTCTAGGGCTAATTACTTACGAAGACGTGCTGGGTTCACGTGGTAAAGATTTAAACGAAGTAATAGAGCAAAAGAAAAAAGAAAACAAACTGCTAGAAGAGGCAGGAATAATTACACAAGAGGAGTTTAAAAGTGCCTAAAAAAATGAAGCCTAACGAAAATATGATTTTTCGTGGTGCAACGGTTGATGATGATGCGACCATTAATGAAGAGGAACGTAGAGTTCCTATTGTTATTAGTACCGAAGCACCCGTAACCATGTGTGAGTGGAACAGACGTAACTATGAAACAGACTGTTACCCACAAGTGTTAGTGCATACAGATGACAGCGTTGTGGTGAATAGAGAGATAGTGAAACTCTTGTTAAACCACCATGCCCATTCATTACCGATTGGTCGAATTGAAAACATTAGAATCGAAGATAAAAAGTTAAAAGCAGATGCTATTTTCTCAAAAGCAAACCCTGACGCTGAAGTGCCTTGGCAAATGGTAATAGAAAAAACACTCGATGAGATTAGCGTTGGCGGAAGAATTATAGAAAAGTCTGAGGTTCGTGATGAAAACGACAAAGTTACTCAGGTGAATGTTACCAAATGGGAGCTTTTAGAGGCTTCTTTGGTTGTCATGGGTGCTGATACAAATGCAGGGGTCAACAGAAATTTAAACATAGGAGATGATGTGAGTTTAGAAGAGATTAGAAGAGAAATACAAAGTACTACTTTGATGAGTAAACAGGAAAAGCTTGAAAATGAAGCATTGAAACTTGAAAATAAAGACTTAAAAAGAAAGGCTTTCGAACGTGATAGAAAAGACAAAATCACTGCTTTAGCACGTCATCATAATATTGAAGATGAGAATGAAGTCTTAAAAAGACATCTCAACGATACAAATAAAACTGAAAATGATTTTGCAAAGGAGTTGCTTGAGATGAAGAGAACAGAACAAGTAGGTGTTGGTTTTCAACGAGGTAAAGAGTCAGGAAATGAGTCAGAAGAGATAGCAAGAGCTGTTTCAGACTCTTTACTTATGAGAGCTGGGTTTAATTTGAATAGTCCTCATGATAATGTAGCACGTTATTCATCAGCTTCTCTTTTAGACATTGCACGTGTACTGGGAGGTCAACCTGATAATTTTAATCGTGAGGACATCGTAAAAAGAGCCATGACGACAGCAGCCTTTCCAAATCTTCTTTTGTCTACATCTCAAAGAGTTTTAGAGCAGAGTTGGGATGAGATAGCAACAACTTACCAGATCTGGACACAAACAGAGTACTTTACTGACTTTAGACCAAAGCAGTACATCGAACGTAAAAGCATTTTAGGTACTTTTGATGAAGTCCAAGAAAAAGGTGAGCGTAAGCATGTAACTTTTGAAGAGAATGGTAGAAGCTGGGCAATAAAATCATATGGTGAAAAGTTACTCTTTACACGACAAATGCTCATAAATGATGATATTGGAGCATTGCTTGGCATCATTAAAGATTTTATCGACAAAGCAAAAAGAACAATCAACACACATGTGTATGATATGCTCTTAGGTGAAGGTCTGTACAAAAACTACAAGATGGGAGATTCAAAAGCAATTTTCCATGCTGACCATAACAACTTAGGAACGACTGCTACTTTAAGCGAAGAATCACTTGAAGAACTTGATACTATGATGGGTGAACAGGTCTATACCGATGGTAAAGAAGAGATTGCACTGAACATTACTCCAGAGTTTTTATTGGTCGGTAGAAAAAACAGACTAACAGCTCGTAAGCTCCTTAGAAGTACAGCTTCAATTGATGGTAAAAATGCAGGTGTGGTTAATCCATTTAACAATCTTTATATATTGGTTGAAGAGCAAAGGCTAAAAGATGCCTACATCTTAGCAGCCAAAACAAGAACCATTGCAGTTGGTTTTTTGGCTGGAAACACAGGGAATATGCCAATCGTTGAGATGACAAACAAAGGTCTTGATGGCATTGAATTTAATGTAGAGCTTGATTTTGGTGTATCTGCTACTGACTATCGTGGTCTGGCTAAAAATAAAGGAGCAGCGTAATGGCAACTTTACATAAAGATGGTGAGGTTATTAATGTTCTTCTTTCTGAAGATACTAAAGTAGGGGACATTGTCCCTCTTAAAAATCGTTGTGGTGT